CCTTTGACATTTTTTATATCCTCCTCGATTGGTATGTTAGGAAAGTTTTTTCTTAAAACCTTCTGACAGTATTTATCCATCTCAACAAATTTTACTGTCTCAAAAAAACCTGTTGAATCTAAACCTAATGCAAAGCCACCTATACCTGCAAAAAGATCTAATACTTTTAATTTTCTACTCATGAATAATCTCTTTCTAGTATCATTTCTAAATAATGTATTGCTTTTCTTATATCTTGTTCCTTTCCTTTTACAGAGTGTCTGCAAATATATTTTATAGCATTACCCTCTGCAAAAAGCAACTTGTTCTCATTGATAAACTCTGCTGGCTGGATTTTCATTTTTGCGTAATGTTTTCCACCAACTTGTTTTTCTAATGATTCGTATGTTACACCTTTAAATAAATCTTTATCCGTCATATGTTATAACCCCTTTCTGTTCTTGAATAAATTATGTTTAATTGTTTTTTAGCTCTAGTAACTCCCACATAAAATAATCTATGCTCATCATCTGGATCATTTAAATATTTATTGTATGCTGCATTACTAAGATCTGTAAATAAAACTACATTATCTCTCTCATTGCCTTTTACACCATGAATGGTTGATATTTTAATTCTAGGTTCTTTTGATAGATCTTCTCCACTTTTTATTAGTTTTCTTATCTTTCTAATTTCATCATCACCTAAATCATCAAAAGCTTTGTACCATTCTTCGTCAGTTTTTAAACCATAATTAGTTTTTAAAGTATCCATGTCATAATAATTTTCTTTAGACATTGGTTTCATTTTTTTAACATCTACATTTTTACTCATTTTGTTAGTAATCTTTTTATAATCATTATAATGTAAGGGTGTGCCCTCTCTTAATTTATTCCAATTTTCTATTAGTGTGTATATGTTTTGTATTCTTGGTGTGGAGTTTCTTCTTTGAAAGTAATAACCATTTTGCTCAAGAAAATAAGCTACTTTTTCTAAAAACATATTAGTTCTAGTTAAAATTAACCACTCTCCTTTTAATAAGTTTACTTTATCTAACTCCCAATGATATTGGACATCTCCTAAATCTTCTTTAGGAATCCAATTCTTTTCTACTCTGTTTTTAACTTTCTTAATAATATCATTTGCAACCTCAAATATTTTTTTTGGAACTCTATAGGATTGTTGTAGTATAATTTTTTCTCCCTCTAAATTTATAAAACTTTCAGCATCTGCACCATTCCATTTGTAAATAGCTTGGTCATCATCACCAGCAATAATAGATTGTTTAGAACTTTTCTCTAATTTTTTAACAATATCCCATTGTATAAGACTTAAATCTTGTGCCTCGTCTATGAATATAACTTCAAATTTGGGACTCTCACCTTTGTCTAAAAATTTTTCTAACATATCAATATAATCAATTAATCCTTTTTGTTTTTTATATTGATATAGTTCTTTACTAATTATATCTAATTTACTTCGTGTAAGATTGTAATTATAACCATTCTCATTGTATAAGTCTAATGGAGACATTCTTTTGTTTCTAGCTAGACTAATTAAAGATATGTATGGATCTTTAGAGTGTAACACACCCTCATGATCGTTATCGTACCGAATGCCCTCAAATTCTATTTGTAAATCTTTACCTAAATCTTTATAATTTTTCTCTTGCATCACATTTTCTTTTTTTAGTCCTAGTAAATTAAAACAAAAAGAGTGTAAAGTTCTGAAATAAGGTAGATCTTTTTCTGATAAATTAAATTTTTCCATAGCTCTACTCTTACCCTCTTGTGCTGCATTTTTAGAAAATGTAAAATAACCTATTTTACTAGAATCCACTTTCTCTAAAAATTTTTCTAACTCATTCATTAAGTAATAAGTTTTTCCGGTACCTGGTGGTCCGTATATTATCTTTCTCATTAATAGTTCTCCTTGTTAAATGTTTTTTCTTTATATGTTTGGGGTTTTTTATCAAACCTAGCTACAACAAAAACAGATAGCTTTGTTTTACCTACTCTTTTTGTAAAGCAATCTAAATGATCTTTTAACATTTGTGATGTCCTTTGATATTGAATTTTCCAATGTCTGCGAGTTAAATATTGATGAAAAAAATTATCAAATACAAAATAATGATGACCGTCCTTGGTGTATGTTCCACCATTTTTTAAATCTTCAAAATCATCTTTTTTAACTCTGTTCAAACAATAATCTTCTAAATAATTTTTTAATATGTCCCTTGTTCCAGTTCCTTCAGCAGGCTCGGTTATCTCTGCCCCCTCTAACAAAATATTAGTTTTTTGTTTCCACTCATTAGTTTTTAAAGTGGGTGGATTAAATCTAAGTTGTTTAACACACTCTTCTTGAAATAGAGCTTGGTTAGTTAAATGTCTAGCTGAATCTAAATATAACCTATCACCATCAACATTTAGATAATAATAAGGCTCCTCTAAATTAACAACTTGTAAGTCGGTAAGATTTGGAAACATAATTTCTTGGCCAATACCAAATTTTCTAGATTTACATAATTTTTTATCACACAAACTACACATAGGTTGATCACTGCATTTGTAACCCCAATCTTTTTTCTCATGTTGTTTAATTATAATATTAACCTCAGTATCAGATAAAGGTTTGTCCATCGCACTCTCATTAAATATTGTTAATTTTGATCTCCAATTTTCTGACCATTTAGATTTTGCATAAACACCATAGTGAAATAACGCATTGTTTCTTCCCCCCTCTCCTATCCTATTTTGTGCCATCAATTCAATACAAGGCGGTCCATCAGAAAAAGGAGTTTCAGGCCTTTTTATTTGTAGTGTTTCTAAAACTTTTGGATCTAAAAAATTAGTTGAGTGTAATAAAAAAAAATCGTCTAACGTAGCACCATTACCATCATTATTAAAAGCATATCTTGTTGTATTACTAGAATTAAAATATGGTAAATTTAAAAAATTTCCTGTATCATCTTTCGATTTTAATTCTCTTTGTTTTGGAAAAACTTCAGAACCCGCATAGCCAAGCACTGATCTAATTTCATTTAATTTATCTTGCATTAATGCAGCGGAGACATAATCAGATGTAAATAAAAAAACATGTGCACCACCAGATTTTGATCTAAAAACTATTAAAGGTAATTTTAATTCTTTAATTTTATTTATAAGTTTTTTATGGTCAAAGCCTGCATAAGTATCAATGTCTATACAACCCCACTTACATTTATTATCATCATTTATTGGTATTACACCTAAACTTTCAATACCATTTAAGTGTTTTTCCCAATGATCATCTGTAATATTTTCTCTAATTATAAAAGATTTACCTTTTATTTTTTTTCCATTGGCTATTGTTTCTGAAACTTTAGTGACACCGTGAGCACGATTTAACCCTTGAAATATATTTTTAAACCTTTCTACTTGTTCCATAATAAAAAATGGGCGGATCTACTCTCGCTTCCCCGCCCATCACCTAGGATACTTAATAGTTACCTGTAGAATTGGTTGGTGCGGATTCTTCCGTACCATGTTTAGCTTCTACCTCACCTTTACCTACACTTATTGCAAAGTTTTTAGCCATGTCATAAACTGATTTATCAGTTACAGGACCGACTTTAGACACATCCCAACCAAACCATGTACCCTTGTCGTTTGACATTTGAACTGTTTTTAATTTGTAAATGTGGCTGTAAGTAGGCGGTGTAAATAAACCATTTTTACCTTGCATTTTTAAACCCATCATCATTGAGTTCCATTTCCTACTAACTTTAAGCTGTGTAGATTTCATAGAAATCAAAGCTGAAGTAGGAATGGTATTTAAATAAATAACAAAGTGATTAGCGGTATTATCTAAATAATTACCATTAGGCAATCTATCTTTATAGTCTTTACCTCTGACTGTTTGGCTAATGATATCACTGTCTGCCTCATGTATCGCTACAGGTGCACCAGTGCTTTGTCCTCGATCTTGCCATTCAATATATTGCCTTTTATAATGACACGGTATTACATCTATACTATCATATAATTTATTTGTAACTGTGTTTATTATTTTGCCTGGTTCTGCACCATCAACATATTTACCATCTCTTTTGTTAACTTCTGGAGATAGTTGTCCCAAAATTTTTAAAAAAGGTAACGCAAGATCTGCTTGCGATATATTTTGAGCACCTTGATTTGCATCAGCTTCAAATAAATTTGTTGCTAAAGCACCTTCTTTTTTATTTGCTATTTGGTTCATGTTACTTGTTCCTTTTTATTGTTGTTTTATTCTCGGAATAAATCCCAAAGAGTTCCGTTGGCATTTCTTGACCTTTTTCAATACGTTCACGAACTAACGCTTTTAGAGTCATAGGCTCAATCTTCATCTTTTGTGTCGGTTGAAACCCATGACTCTTAGCAAGAACAGCATAATCAGCTGCCTTGTTATCCTCGTTGCGACCAAAGGATACGGATATCTCGTTTTTGATTATATCCCCTAGCCCATTATTACGAAGCCAGTTATACGCCGCTTCTTTATTAGCTTCACTTATGTGTGCTTTGTACGACGTTGAAACTTTTAATTGAGACCCATCATGGAGTTTTAATTCTGCTAAACCCATTTCTGACATCATGGTAGGTATTACTTCTCCTGATATATGATCTCTTTTCTTTTTTAAATCTTTTAAATTTTTTTCTGCACCTTCTATATTTCGGTTAACAAATTCAAGTGCTTCAACTTGATCTGCAAGTGAGTGTATATTTGTTGTTTTTTTCATTGCATCTTGTTGATCGGCCTCAAAGTTTATTCCTGTAGTAGTTTCTGCTACTCCTGAAAACGATTCATTTGTTCCTGTTTTTTCTGCAGCAAAAATTATTTTTTGTTTAATTGACATCAATTTCTCCTTTCTCATATAGATTGATTTCAATAGGATAATACTTTCTTTCTTGTTTATCCCATTTTAGTAATTTAAATTTACCGTTAGTTATGTTAGAAACTATCGAACACGCAACACCAATTATTGCAGGATCTCCGGTTAATAATAAATAATCTCTTGGTTTATAATCCTTTAATCCTTGTCTTAATTTGTAGATTAAAGGTCCTGGAGAAAATATCATTTGTGAAAACTCAGGCAATAAAAATTTAAATTCACCATAGTTTGATGCACCCATGATATTTATTTTAGGGTTTCCTGTTTTAGTACCAGTTATTTCTTGTATAACATATACTTTTGATTTCGTACTTTCTGACATTGACATAATATATAAATTAATTGTATAAGAAGTCAATAGAAAGATGAATTATAAATTTAAAACAAAACCCTATAAACATCAATTGACTGCATTAGAAAAGTCATGGAATAAAGAAACCTATGCCTATTTTATGGAAATGGGTACTGGGAAAACTAAAGTTCTTATAGATAACTTAGCAATGTTATATGATAAAGGTAAAATAGATGGGGCTATAATAATAGCACCCAAAGGTGTAGTTAAAACTTGGTATGAACAAGAGCTACCAACACACTTACCAAATCACATAGAAAATGTGACAGTATTATGGCAACCAAATTTTACTAAAAAATATCAAGAAAATTTAAATAGATTATTTGAATTAGGTCATGATCTGCATATTTTAATTATGAATGTTGAAGCTTTATCTACAGAAAAAGGAGTAAAGTTTGCAACAAAATTTTTAAACTCACATAAAACATTGATGGCTATTGATGAGTCAACCACTATAAAAACTCCCTCAGCTAAAAGAACAAAAAATATAATTAATTTAGGTAAGTTTGCAAAGTATAAAAGAATTATGACTGGTTCACCAATTACTAAAAATCCTTTAGATTTATATAGTCAGTGCGAGTTCCTTGATCCATGGTTATTGAACTTTCAATCTTATTATGCTTTTCGTAATAGATATGCGGAGATGAAAACCATGCATATTAGAGGAAGATCCATACAAGTAGTAGATGCTTTTCAAAATTTAAGTGAACTATCAGATAAGGTAAAAGGTTTCTCATACAGAGTTTTAAAAGAAGATTGTTTAGATTTACCCCCTAAAAATTTTACTAAAAGACATATTTCATTGTCAACAGAACAAAGAAAAATATATGACCAAATGAAAAAAGAGGCTATGGCCATATTAAATGGAAAAGTTACAACCACTATGACTGTATTAACTCAACTTATGAGATTACATCAAATTACATGTGGACATTTTACATCTGACGATGGTGGAGTGCAGCTAATACCAAGTAACAGAATAAATGAACTTATGGACATATTAGAGGAAACAGATGGAAAAGCAATTATATGGGCTAACTATCAAATGGATGTAAGTCAAATAATTAAAAATGTTGAGGATAAATATGACAAGGGATCTATAGTTGACTATTATGGTTTAACTCCTCAAGATAAAAGACAAGATAATATCCGTCAATTTCAGTCCGACCGTAAGTGTCGATTTATGGTTGGAACCCCTTCTACGGGCGGATATGGGATAACTTTGACAGCTGCAAACACTGTAATTTACTATTCTAACGGATATGACCTAGAAAAACGTTTACAGTCAGAGGATCGTGCACACCGTATTGGACAGAAAAAGAATGTAACTTACATAGATATAATTGCTGAAGATACAGTAGACGAAAAAATTGTAAAAGCTTTAAGAGAAAAAATTAATATTGCATCCGAGGTTATGGGTGAAGAATTAAAGGATTGGATTTAACAATTATAAGTTGAAAATTTTTTTGTCGCACCCACGACATCTTGTGTTTAATTTTTTTCTCAACACAAATCACCCTCATTATTTTCTTTAATCCTATATTATCCATGATATTATGTTATCATAAAAAATAAACAATGGAGCAAAAATGTCAGAAGATGAAAAAAAAACTCTTAAGAGTCTATTAGAATTTTATAAGACTCATAAATGGGTGCAACAAGAAAATGGTAGATGGATATTAATTTATAATCCAAAAATTAAAACAACTAAAGAGGAGGGTTAAATGTCAAAAGATTATCAACGAAAAAAAGTTTATGATTGGGAGAAAAAAGTTTGGAGTAAACATAATGAAAAAGGTTGGGATTATGAAAATCAAATGTCTCCTAAAGCTGCCGATAAGTATGCCACTGAACTTTGGAATAAATATAAAAATAAACTATGTTATAATTTTGATCCAAGAGATGTTTATTGTAGTCAGGTTAAAACTAAAAATGCAAAAGGTCGTGGTAGACCATGTATGAAAAGTGGTTTTTGGTATAGTGGTAGAAGAAAATATACTAAAAATGGTGCACAATCCTATTATAAAAAAATGCACTTACCCGATGGTAGTAGAACTAAAGTTGTAATAATTCATGAAATAAGCCATGCCTTAGCACCACGAAGAGTTCATCATGGTTCAGAGTTTGTAAGTATATACGTTTACTTAATGGCTAAAGAATTAAATTTTAATCTAAAGTATATGATCAAAACTTTAAATGAAGATAATTTAAATTTTAATTTTAACTTTAGTAAAAAATTAGGAAGAAGAATAAAATCTTTAAACTAAATTTCTAGCAGTTCCAATTACAGGTTTATATTTAGTTTTTCCCTCAGATTTGTAGGCGTGCATATACTGTGCACGTCTACCTTCAGGGATCCAGCTGCAATGAATCCACCCGCTATTTGGTTCACCTGGAGTGTAAAACTCTAGGATAAGCTGATCCGGTTCGAGGTTTTTATAAATCCAATCTGCTAATTCTGCGTTGTCAACACCAGGACATTCGAAATCGGCCGCTTCTGCACGGGCATGTTGGCTGTTTGCTGAACTTTTTATGGCTAGGCACAGCTCTACTGAACGGAACCCGCTAGTTACCTTGACTCTGCCGAAATGATCTCTGACTGGTTGTAAAATATTTTCACACAAAGCTTTTAATTTTTCTATTTGCTCTGCACTAGGATTATTATTGATATCCATTCTAATAGCAGTGTCGCTTTTGGTAAGCTCTGAGAGAGTAAAGTTTCGTGTAAGATTCATATTATTTCATGTAATTCATGAGTAAAGCTAGGATCATAGAACCCATACCAGCTACGATCATGTATTCTATTCTTCTAATACGTTCTTTCATTTCTTTTATTTGTTCGAACGTTTGCTTTTGCATTATTCTGCAAAGCTTTTCATGTGCCTCTATTTTTTGTAAAGCAGACTTTTTCATTATGTTCTCGATGCTATTATTTGTTCTGATGGAGACAACAAAGCTTGCTCTGTTGGACTTAAATTTTGCATAATACCAGTTGGTTGTCTAGCTGCAAATAGATTTGGATTTATGTTTGGTGTGTTTATAGGTTCAACTTTTGGTGATTGTGGTATCATCGATAAATCTATTCTTGGTTCACCTCTATTAAATAATCCCCTTAGTTGTTCTACATCACTTGGTTCGGTTTCGACATCACTCACGTCTAAATTTTCATCTGTTGAAGAGGACTTTATAGGCTCTATCTCTCCCTCTTCAGGTAAGTAGAATATACTACCACCTAGTTTAGCTAATATACTTGCAGCCAACTTTGAACCTTTAGATAAAGTTTTTAATCTAATTAACTCCTCTAATGATTGTGGATTTAATAATGCTTCTTTTATCACTCTATTTGATGCCACTGCAAAAAGTCTTCTTGCTGCAGTGAATATTCTTCCAGGTTGTGTAAACTGACCTAATCTTGCTCTGATTATATCGGTAAAGAAATTTCCTACAACTCCTTCTGCTGCTCTTGAAGGAGATTTTCTTGATGCTATTTGTAAGGCTTTGTTTAATGTATCTAAATTTTTAACATATTCATCTCCAAATATTATTTTTAATGCCTCTCTTCTACCTCTTTCACCACCTGCACCATTTAAATACTCATCAAATGCTTTTGGATTTAAAACTTTTTGTCCTATTGAATTATTGGTTACTGTAACTCTTTCATTTAAATCTGTTAATACATCTCTTTGAAAAGATTTAAATACACTTTTATTTTTAGATAATATATTTTTTAACTCTGTAATCTCCCCTATATTATTTGGTTTATATATTTTATTAAAAATCTCTTGTGGAGATGAGTTTAACAGTTTACCTTCAAAAGAGGATTGTAATTGTTTTTGCGTTTTTTGTAATGATTTTGCAAGATCCTCTACATTTTTTTGTAAACCACCTATTTTAGATATTTGTTTATATTCTGCATCAGTAAAAAATGTTTTTAAAGGTGCTTCATAGTCTTTCATAAAAGCTCTATGTTTTACTAAATTAGGTTTACCTGTTACTTCATTAATTACTTCTTTTTTATAAAAATCAAAAATAGAATTTTTATAAGCAGCCATAGCATCAGGAGAGTTTTTAATTACATCAAATACTTCTTTAGCAGTTTTACCTGAACCTATACCTCTTTTGAATGTAGTTCTAAATATATCTTCATCTGCTATTTTTAATTTGTTACCTATTTCAATTTTTGTTAGCTTAGATATTATGTCATTATTTAATAGTTCTTTGTTTGTTTTAACTAAAGAATTAAAGTTTTGTAACTGATTCATGTACGCAGACCCCGCATCTTTATTCATTTGTTCCAAAAATGCTCCTTGTAATTTTAATAACTTACCAGTATCAACCGTTTCACCTGCAGCTTTTCCTTGAAATTTATCTCTAATTAATTTACCTAATACCGAAACAGTTTCTCTAGCGTCACTTAATAAAATTTTAGAATCTTTTGATAATAGATCTTTATACACACCTGGTTTTAAAACCCCCTCTATTCTCCCAGCTGTAACTAAACTTTTTCTTTCTTTGTCAGTTAACTCATTTAAAGCTTTGGCTATTTTATCGGTATTTATTAATTTTGTTCCAGATGCTTTATCCAACTCTTTTGCTGCCATATCCACAGATTTTTTATATGTCTCACCTAAATCATTTATTATAGATCTAAACTCAACTCCGGTTGTTTTAGAACTACCATCAGGCAATCTAAATATGGATTTGGTCAAAAGTTCCTCTGCATTTTCTTGTTTTTTAATTATATTTTGAATTATAGGGTTTTGTCTCTTTTCTATTACTTTTTTAATTAAAACACCTGAATCATAATTTGTTTTATTACTAGTTCCAAATTGGTTTTTTAAAATTTTAAAATAATTATCTAATGCATTTGCTTGTTCTCTGTTAAATTTTCTAAAGTCTTCTAAATAACCCAATCTTCTGACATTTTCAAAAGACGCTTGAGTTGCTAATAAATCAGCATCATCTGCTGCCTCTGCCAAAGTAAATTTAAGAGTTGACTTAGATTTTGCATCTTTTAATTTTCTGTTTATAGATAAGGCTATTTCATCTGCTTCTTTAACTTTGGATGCTGTTAAAGTTTCTAAAGCATCACTAGGCACAACTCTTCCTTTAATTATATTATTCATACCTTTAATTAATTTAGCACCACCAATACCAATAAAACCAGCAGCACCTGATATTAATCCTACTTTTGCTGCTTCTTGTAATAATTCTGTGTCAGATAGATCTTTATTAATACCATATAATTTTTGTCCTAATTTAAGTCTTGCATATTCTCCACCTAATGCTGCAATAGCCCCTAAACCTATACCACCCACAGGGCCAGAAAACATTGTTCCAGCAATAGTTCCCGCTATATCTGGTATAATAACCATAGCATCACCACCCAGATCTGCAAAATCACCCATATCAAATCCAGGTGCGTCTACTAAGGCATATTCTTGAGTCTTTGGATTAAAATATTCTAACTCTCCAGTATTAGGTCCAACTCTGACATCTATATCTGTTTTAAACTGATCTGATAAAACTTTTTTAATTGCTATAGCTTTTTGATTTTGATCGTAACCTAATGATGCAGCAAATCTGGCTTTACTTGTTGCTGGATCATTAACAGAGACTCCTGCAGATTCTGCGATCTCTTTTATTGTTGGCATAAAAGGTAGTTCTGTTGACTCAAATTCAAAATTACTACCAAACTCATCATCAGGAAATATAATCTCGTCAGTAACTCTTTTTTCTGATATTTGAGGAAAAGCTTTTTTAAAAAAAGTTGATTTATCGATACCTTTATTTTTATAAACTTTTTCAAACAAAACTTCCGCTAAATCTAAATCTGGTATATTAGCATATTCAGGATGTTTTTTTTTATAATCTGATATTGTTGACATTATGTCAGTCTCCTATTTTGGAAGTATTTCTAATGGATCAAAATCTTCATCTTTTTTATTTTCTTCTTTTTCTTCTTTTTTTTCAACACCAATAAAATTATCTGGGTCTAACTCAAGACCTTTAATTTCTGAACTAGCTCTAATTAATTCTTCTTTTAATATTTGATCTAAAGATGCACTAAATACGTTTCTTGAGGCACCAAAATTAATTCTATTTAATTGTCTTATAATATCACCCTCAGATAATCTTGGATTGTCTGGCTCTGCAATTTTAGCTAGAGCATAACCTAAATTAATAACGGATGCTTTCATTGTTGCAGCACTTTGTGCTTTTTCTGTAAACCCTTTATCTTTTAAATATTTATCAATGGCACCTTCGTTTTCTATAACTAAACCATCTTTAATACCTAAACTTTCAGCTAACTGTGCAAACTGATCTGAAAAACCTTCAACCACACCAAAACCAACTCCAGTGGCTCCAGTTACTGTAGAGGGTAATCTTGTCTTCATATCTGATACGAGATTTGTTAAGATATTATACTGAGTTCCAAGTGCTCTTGCTTTAACCTCATTATCTTTTCCTCTTTCAATATCACTTATTGGCACCTGTTCAAAAGTATTTGTATTAGCATTAAATTTAAAAGCCATTCTATTATCAGGTGGCACTAAATTTGGATTATTCATTATTTCAGTATCTGTATAAAAACCTCTTTCTCCAGTTTGTTTATTAACAGCTTGTCTAAGAGTTTGTTTTTGTGGTTTAGCTAAAGCTAACGCAAGATCTTTTTTAAATTCATCTTCAGATTGTTTTTCTTTAAACTTGGCAGCTTGAAATCGTGAAAACGGTTCTTTTGCTGATTCTGCAGCTGTTGCAAATATATTACCTCTTGGTGTCGCTGATACTAAATTTAAACCCAACTGTGTTAAAAAACCCGGTAATGTTCCCATACCAAGTCCTACTCCTTGTGGATTTAAAAAACTAGTTTTAGGAACTGATTTATCGTCAACAGTAGGAGTGTTCTGTTTTTTCATAAATGGTAGATCGCTTAATCTAATATTATCTCTAGCCATCCCTGCTCCACCACCTACTTTATAGTTTTGTCTATCAAGACCTGATGTAATACCAGTCCCTGTAGAACCACCCATTCTAAACATTGGTCTTTTTAAAATTCTGTTCATTATCTACTACCTAAATATAAACCTGCTAATGTTGTCCCTATACCTAAAGCTGTTTGTAAAGGAGTTGGGTTAGGTACAAAGCTTTGCTGTATTTGACCTGGATAACCACCCATGATTCCTGCTACTTGTGCTGCGTATCTGTCTAATTGCTCTTGTGGTTGGAATGCGGCTTGTCTTGTTGCCTCTCTTTGTGCATCTATTTCAGCTTGTCTTTGCGCTTGATTAATCGCACCTAACGAACCTAAACGTGAAATATCTGTGCCTTGTAATGCTTGTTGTTGTGCACCTAGTGCTGCTTGTTGACCTGCAAGTCCTGATCTAAATCCACCTAAACCTTGTGTGGCTTGTGCAATACCAAATCTATTTGCAATGTCTTGTTGCCTAGCTGCTTGAGCTCTATCAAAACCTTGTTGCAATAGACCTGCTTGTAATAATGCACGTTCTCTTGCCGCCCCCGTACCAAACTCGGCGAGTTGTACGCCCGCTCGACCAGCGCCGAGCACACCCAATTTTGCTTGTTGATCTCTTAACTGTTGTTCTTGTATGTCTCTGTTACGATCAAATTCTGCTAATGAGGCATCAATCACTTGCGATTGATAAGGAGACATAAAAGCTTGAGTTTGTGCAGCTGTGGGTGCTCCTGTTGGTATTCCTGCTAATTGTCCAAGAGACAATGTTCCTAGTCCGCTAGCTAAATCTGCTTGAGTTTGTGCTCTTTGAACAAATGGTTCAAAAGAACCTAAACCTGCAACTGCTCTTTGTTGTGCTTGGGTTTGTAATGCATCTTGAGGGGCAACTGTTGGTGCAAGTCCCGCTAAATTTTGTTGTCTTAAAGTAAAAGCTCTAGCAGCATCTTCTCTTGCTTTAAAACCTGCATCGGTTTCACCAGCTTGTCTAGTTAGTCCTCCAATACCTGTAGTTACAATTGGAACACCTTGTTGTGCTGTTACTTGTTTAGCTAAATCTTCGCCTAAAGTTTCTACAAATGGTGCTGGTCTTTGAATTACAGTTTCTGTTGCCATTACAATACTTCCTCTAATCTTTGTGATGTTTCGAACATACGTCGAGCGCCCTTTAAGCCTTGCGATTCTTCAGATACTTTACCTCCGGCTTCGAGGTTTTTCATCATGTTATACATAACTTCTGCTCCTTTGTCCACATCTCCATCTCCTGCGTTTCTTACAGCGTCAGCCGTAAATACGAACTCATTTTTAGATAATCTAGCTGGCACATCATCTGCCTTTTCCATACGTCCAATAGGCACAAATCCACCCTCTTCTCTAAGATCCATTTCTTTACCATCCATGTCTAATAGTGGCATAGTTTTTTTAGCTACTGGCTCCTTAGAACCTTCTTGATAACCAATACGTCCACCATTAGCTGCAAACTCAGTACCCACTATCCTAGGTGTTAGTGTTTCAAAAGGATTAGCTCTAATAGCTAACATCTGTTCTCTAGTTAATACAGGTCCTAAATTTGTTGGAGGAACATCATCTTTATCATCACTTGAGCCAAATAAAAAAGGAGTCGCTGTTAATAATCCTGCCAATTTTAAACCTGATAAATTATCTAATGTTAAAGCTTTATCTCCACCCTCTGTTAAAATTTTAGATAAAAATCCACCTGGTTTAGCAAATTTTGAAAAACCTCCTGTAGCTTTTATTCCAAAACCTGGGGCATAATAAGCACCCAATCCTAATAAAGCTGCTTTACCTACTGGACTTTTAAACACTTTTTTAGCAGCTCTTGTTACACTTTTTAAACCCTTACCTATACTTTTTGCAATACCACCTAAAAACATCATCTGTCTAGCTGATCCAAGGTCCATGATTCCTCCATCCATAGCTTGTATTCTTCCACCCTCAGCCATATTAGAAAAATCAAATATGGAACCAGTTATTCTAGCGGGTAAAATATTAAAAGGACTTGGTTCTATAATTTTAGGAGATGGCAAAGGTGTTGCAACGTTTGTAGGTATCATAGGTATAATACCTCCACCATCACGATTTGGTTCTATTTCTCTTCCAAATGCATCTATTTTACCAGCCATTCTTTCTGACATGTATTTATCAAAAACTTCTTCCTTTTTCTCTTCAGAAAGATTTGCAAATACCTCTTTAGTAAATGGAGAGTTTTGAGAATCTAAAACTTTATCAAGAAAAAAATCTCTATTATTTAAAGGACCAAATGTTGATGCGATATTGGCAAGTGGAGAAAATTTTTTCATAAAACTTGATAGTTTTCTTTGACGGCCACCTAAATCTCTAAATTTTTCTAATTTCTCTTCTAATTTTTCATCAGCTGTTCTTTTAGCAAGATCTCTTAAATCCTGTTTTCTTTTACGTTCTACTACTCTATCAAATTGTCCGTAATCACTTCCAGTGTCTCTTCCACGATCTACATCACCTCTAACACTACCTGTAGATTTCGCTGATTCAAAACCACTTGCACCACCATACTCAACAAAACTTGGAATACCTGCTTTTGTCATAACACCTGATCCACCAGCATCTTTTAACATCTTTGCTTCTTTTGAATTTATGTACGCAAGAAACTCGCCTTTGGGTGCCATATCTTTTGCTTCTTGTAAAGACATACCACCGTTTCGTAACATTTGTTTTGCTTGTTGTGCTCTAGTTATGGCCATCTATCTATTCTATTTTGTTTTACCGAATAAATCAAGACTCGGCATTACGACAGTTACATCTCTTCTAATGTCTTCAGGGGGGATATTCTTAGCTTTCCACTCAGAGTCATTTTTATACTCTTCGCCTGTCTTTTTATTTGTTATCTTTTCTATTATCTTTTTTGGTTCTAGTTTTAACATTATGTTACCTCTCTTGGCTGTATTTCTAATATAGAGGCCACAACGTGCAACTCATTTGCGTCACTAGCCTGTACTTTTAAAACCTCACTCTCCTCAACCACAAGAGGATGGGTTAATAGTTCTGTTGTTGTATTTGTTGCTATGGTCTTTGACTTAAAAAGAGTAAATATATTAGAGGAGGCATCTACTAGAGTGACGTCAATATTACAACCAGACCCTGAATCGTTAGCTACTAACAAAGATTTGACCACAGATGTTTTTGCCGTGGGCACCGTATACAAAGTTGTTAAATCAGTTGTAGTTAAATCTGCTTTTTTATTTATAAAATTATTAGCCATTAGTTTATAAAGAAGTTAAATGCTTCTAATTCCTCTTTTAATTCTTGTTGATAAGTTGTGTTTAGTTTTTGAATTACACCGTCTAGATCTCTTGTTTGAGCTTCAGCCACAGTATAATCATATTCTACACTGGGTCTTGTTAATACTTGTACTATTTTTGCCATTATCTTCTTCCGTCTGGTTGTATATCTAATCTAAATGTTCCTAACTTCCAAGTTTGACTAGATCCTGTATTTGCTACTTTTAATGATACTGCTCTAGCTCTCGCTCGTGTATCTATTTTTTGTGTAGATGACGTTACAGTAAAAGGACCTAATGCAGAGCTAGATTTCGTGTCATTAGGAAAATTTCTTAATTCTAAAGTAACTTGTGCATTTCCTGTTTGAGATATAAAGTCTGGTATAAACCTTCTTATCTTCATTAAAAACTCTCCATCACCTCTAAGATCTGCAGCTCCAGTTGTTTGACCTAAAACACTTCTTCTTTGACTAATATCAAAATCTCCAGAAGATATATTAGAAGTTATAGCAGTTATAGTTCCATTTCTATTTTGATCTGTCCCTGTTTCGTGTTCATAGTATGATGTTCTACCTTCAGTATTTCCAACAACATCAAAAGATGTATCTGTGCTTGCATCATATTCTAAAGCATGTGGTCTTGGAAAAACTGCTGAGTCTTGCCACATAGTTCTTGATAAAGATCCTATAGTCCATACATGTCTTTGTGGTGATGAATCAAAATAATTATATGTAACCATTCTATTAACAACAGTAGATGTAGCTTGTGGATAAAACCATGTAACTTCACCAAATAAATTATTTAGTCCTGCTGAAATCATTTGATTACCTGATTCCATGTTTATGTCATCAAACACAAAATCCTCAACTAAACAAGGCAGTGATTCTAGTTTACCTGCATATCTAAAGAAACCATTCTCTGACATCCAGTATGCAGCACCATCAACTTCTACACATGCATTCTGACCTGCTAATCCACAGTTAGTTCCTACTTGTGAAAAGGCAAATGTAAAAGGTGATCCAACAAAACGTTGTGTAAATAATGCAGTATCAGTCCAAACATAGATTGCATCTCTACCACGAAT